CATCAGCAAATTCCTTATTAGTAGCAATAGCTAAGTCACGCAGCGATTCAAGACGTGATGACAGACCATTGTCATTAATGCCATTTAACAATGGACAATCTAGGATACCAGTAATTGATACACCTAGTAAACGTTCTTCCTCAGTGTTCTTCTGCCAGACTTTCCTTAGATATGGGAAATCCGTAAGAGTAGATTGGAAAGTGCCAAGGATAGAGGCCAATCTAACTTTTCTTTGTAGACTTGCTTCATCATCTGTGTCTCGTGCGACCACTTCTGTAAGGTTACAAAACTGATACGGACGTAAGATGATTTCGGAGCATGGATTAGTCCCAAATTCATAGTTGCTATCTCGCCGTCCATGTTTAGCAACAGTAGACTTAGCTGCGGTTCTTGAGAAAATGCCACGTTCTCCAGAGTATGATTGATACAATGCCAACCATTCTGACATAAATTCCCCAACGCTGGGTCGTTCATTATAGCTTGCGCTATTGTTTGCAAGGGCTCGTTGTCCTTCTCGCTCCCACCACTGTCCAGCTTTGGCATGCCGCATCCTATCATCTGACAAATCACTGAGGCTAATCATTGCACTTCGACGTACCCCACCAACAACCACGACTTCTCCAATCTTGCACATAATGTCATGGCATTCCAAACTAGTAAGCTTTCGACCTGCCGCACCTTTAAATTTATTAGTAACAAACTCAAAGAGTTCAGTGAGTGGCTTTGGCCCACTAGCTCTACCGCCAAAGGTTTTGAGACGTGCCCCGGCTGGACGTACTTTGGATACATCCCACTTAGGAATTTCACCCGAATATAATAGGGCAATGAGTTGACGTAAACTTTTTGCCCAACCTGCTTTACTATCAGATACAGAAATAGTAGTGTCGCTATTAAATAGTTGCGTAGGTACTTCAGGTAGCTTATTAACATACTTACTCTCAACAGAGAATCCAACACCAGTGCCACATAACAAGATGTACATGGCTTCATCAAAGGATTTAACATCATCAACAGGTAGGTATGAGCAATTATATCCTGCTGTATTATCACGATCTAAAGCCTCACCAGCAGTCATTACTGCTCGCATAGAGGGCATAACTTCACAGGTTAGAATTGCATTATATAATTCATCTTTAAGCTTATCTGTAAGGATGTAATCATTCTTCTTACGTAGTTGATTGTCAATAAATTCTACGTAACGCTCTACTGTCTCAGGCCAATGCTCACGTCGGTTTTTATCATCTAAGAATCGACTGTAACGGCTCTTAGCAATAAATGTCTCATAAATACCCATATTATTCATTATCTAATCCTTCTTCGTTATATAGTGCTACTTCTACAATGCATAGGTATGCGCTGAAATAAACTCCCGGTGCAGGAGCAAATTCAAAACCTATTGCAAATCCTGTCATAAATCTAAATGCAAGTGACAGCATATTTTATTATCTTTCTTGGCTAAATTATAAATGGTGCTAAAGATCATCGGTCATCTCCACTTCCTTTAATGACCCCTCTCTCTTTGCGACTACGTAGCTTGTTTACGTTACTAATAGCAACATCATCTAAAGTCATGCCATACCATTGTGCAATCATAGCTACAAAGAATAACACATCACCTAGTTCCTTTTTTAGGGGGTCTTGTGGAACTTGACCTCGATTGTCCCGTACTGCTTTTGCTAGCACGTCCAACACTTCCCCCGTCTCTGCTCCTAGACCGTACACTAGGTACTCCCTGTCGTGTGCTTCTGGCAGTAGAAACTGTTTTACTACTTTTTGATACTCGGTTAGAGTCATTCTTTTCTTCCTTAGTTTTAACTTTATGGCATGTTGTACACAATACCTGTAAGTTATGTTTTTCACAAAACATCCTACTAATGTATACATCCCAAGATACAAAACCAGTAGCTGGATTAACTACTGGTTCTATATGATCTACTTGTACGTCTTTAGATGTATATTCATTATGGCAACTAGCACACTTGTAATGCATAGCTAGTTTACCTGTCTTCTTATTAGTTTTTCTACCTAGCTCTGCATCTTTAAGTGCTTTCCATTTAGGGGGCCATCTACGCATTCCACCACGTAGCGTACTAGTAATGAAACTTCGATAGCGCCCCTCTGTCCATTCACCATCGTTGTGTATTATACTCATGCATACATCACTTAATAAGCTCCAGATTAAAGAATTTTTCAACGGTTTCTACTACATCATCAAAACTTACGCAATAGATTTCCTCAGCAGTCCAAAGTTCAGAACTATTACGTCCACGTATTTTTACAACATAACCATTACTAATTTTAGTAATATTTGCGTCATCAAAAGTGTTACGTTTTACAATTTCCATATATTCCTCATTTAAGATTTAACCATAACCCTACTTGTGCAAAGGCATATCCTGTCCATATCATGCCGTTTGCAGTCTCACCTTTTGTCCACTGTAGGACACCTACAATTAAATAACCAATCCCTGTTGCACCTACTATTAAGTGTTCCATACTTGGTTTAATGTAGGATAACATTGTAACAAAATAGTTTTGCATTGTTCAGCTACTTCACGGTGTTCCTTTTGAGTTGATACATCTGTACGTACATCAATGTAATGAATCCAGTTTCGTAAAGTTCCTTTCATATACATACGACTCATAGTTAATCCCTCTGGCAATAGTTTACGTGCTACTTCTTTAGCTACTCCTTTAGATAAGGCATCATTATACGCCTTAGTTGCAACTGAAATAACATCATCTTGTGCTTTATTCCACATAGCATGAATGTACTCATCGTCAGTTGTTAAACTACTTTGCCTATTCTTACTATCTTGCATACGTGGTTCAGACATTACAAACTCACCAACCTTAGCATAACGTTGACTAAACTCTTGGAAATAGAAACTGCGATGGCGTAACACTTGTCGTGCTATATCTCGTGTAGTTTCAATTTCAACACACATGTCAACCATATCTAATGGCGACCAATGTTTATGGTCAATTAAATATTTGATTAACTTAGGTGCAGTAGTCTTATTATTTTGATTCTCTGGATTACTTACACGTGCCATGTAAGCTACCAAATCCTCACCGTCAGGAGTGGCCCATATCAGACTTACCTTGTTCATATTCTTTTACCTGTGCTTTCCAATCTTTAGTACGCTCGTTATTAATAACTTCACGCTTCTTATTCTTCCCAATCTTCTCCAAGGATAAAGTCGAACGGCTCATCTTCATCAAAGTCTTCTTCTGTATGGTCATATGCTTCAAAAAATTTATTATAGTTTGCAACTAGAACATCTGGTAATAGGTTAATAAAATCCTCAATAGATAGTCCTAGTGCAATTGTTAACTCTGTAGGGTCATCAAAGTTCTCTTCAATAAATTGTTTTACTTTCCATAGTTTATCGTTGTAGTTCACCGTACCGTCTCCCTAAGTAATCAATTGATAAGAACATCTCATCAAAATGACCATCGTTAACCTCATTCAACATTACTAATCCTCGCCAATGTTTATTACTTAACTGATCCATATAACTTTCGTCATGTAAATAATAACTACCGGCGATTATAGCACAAATAGATTTACCATCTGCACGTTTACCATACGCTACTTGTTTACCTTGTTGATGACCAGCAATGCAAGACATATGGAGCTTACTAATAATAGCCCCAGCAGTACCAGCGGCCCTGCCCATTGCTCCAACAGGCCAATAGTGGTTGAAACCAACACCATTAATAAAAACAGGATATAAGAATTCATGTACTTCCCAATCTTTTTTGTAACATAAGTCTTCTGTAGAGATTAACCCCTCAAGGGTTGGATTGTTATTAACTGCTCTATTGATACGATTCTCGTGATTACCTAGCAGCATAACCATTCGAGGCTTATACACCTTCTCTTTGTTCTTCTTCTGCTTACTCTGTAACTCACGTAGTGGTTCAAGAAACTGTTGCATAGCTTTCTTAACTACTTCCACATCTTTCTTATAACGCAATCCTTCAAAGTATTTAGACCCTTTAACATCATGCGTTGATAAGGATGGCATGTCAGCAAAGTCACCTAAGTTTACTACAACATCAGGTCGGTAGTCAATAATTGCTTTACCGGCCCATGTTAAGTGTTCTGTAGGTACTCCTTCTTTAACTTGTGCATCTGGTATTACTAGTATCTTCATTGTATGTTTTAAAAAGGTAGTTCGTCTTGTTCAATTACTAGAAATGCTTTAACAGTTTGATACTTACATATTTGGTTATGCTCTTGATACTTTGCCTCTTTAGTAGCACTTGTCTTAGATGCATATAGTTTAGGTGTAGTAGTATTTTGCATACATTTAAACATATTTTCGTCATTAATGTCTTGCAATACCCAAGCTTCTTTAATTACTTTCATTAGTAATCTCCATAACACGTGGCACATCTACTACTTCAACTAGAAACTCTGGGCCACTAGCATACAAGAATGTACGCATCTCAGGCCAGCATTCCTTCTTAAAATTGCAATAAGAACAACTTGTACATAGCTTCTTATTCTTACTGGTTTTACTTGCAGGGACGGCTTCTAGTCGTTTTATTGAATTAGGTGACCCCATAGATACAGTTTCAACAGCTTGCTCAGCTTGTAGCTTAAACAATCCTTTGTTAACCTCAATAGGGTAATAGTTTACATGACCTAATTCTTTTTGGATAGTAAGAAAACCAGCATTGTCAGCATTAAGAGTAGTAGCATAGCCATTAAGTTGTTGGTAGTAGCCAAAGGGATCGTCCACTAAATTGTTTTTAAACTTCTCTTCAGAGTATTTGGTAACGCTTTTAACGTCAACTGGTACTCCGTCAATGATAGCATCAATACGCCCCCTAACTACCCAACCATCCCCAACTTCATACGTTACCCTATCTTGCTTGCCTGTTACGCTGTGACCAGCATCTTCGGCTACATTCAATACTAACTCTTCTAGAATATCTCCATAGAAAAACTTAAGTAAACTACGACCATCAGGCTTAGCTCCAGCATTAGGTGTATTGTACTTGTACCATAAACGACGTGGGCAAGGGTCACCCACTTCACTAAAGTATAGCACCTTCTCCTCACGCTTACGTTCTTCTTGGTTAAACCATTTGTCGTAGCTAACACTCACATTATTGTTACTAGTAGCAGGGGCAATGCCCCCTTCCACTAGCTTGAAGATGTCATCTACAAGTGTGTTTACTTTTTTCATTCAGACATTTCCTCAGCTTTAGCTAGGTCTAGATCACCGCAGGAATAAGCTTCAAACATACGTGCTACTCGGATAATCTCAGAAGCATAGTCTTCCATAGTACCAGCGTATTCTGTCTTACCAAGCATATCTGCCACTGCCTTAGTAGCATTAGTTACAGAATTCTGTCGAACAATGGCACGATCACCATGTAGTGGTGGGATTGGAAACACCTTAGCAGGAGGGCTATAGGAGGGCTTAGAACCGCCTGTAGCAGGTGCAGGAGCAGCAGGTGTACCTGTACCCTTAGATAGCATACGAACACTTGCTAGGTCTACATTCTTACCATAAGTATTTTCTGTATATTGAAAATCAATGGTGTCTCCAATTGCAAAGGTAGGTTTCTTAAACCCATAGCTGAATCGCTCACCGCCAGCATGAATTGTATATGCAGGCTTAGGCCCAAACTTAGTAGTTACTTCTTTAGTTGTGATGTTCTCAATGGTATAGCTCATAATACTTTTTCCTTTTTGTCTTGCCAATTACTTCCAGCTTCAACACCTACTCCCAGCTTACATGGAAAGTCAATGTTGAACACACTTTTCAAATGTTGAGGTGCGCTCTCTAACGTTTGCTTGGCTAGTATAGCACACTTGTCAAGTAGTCGTGTAGGTACATCTAGCACCACACTATCATGCACAGTCATTACTAGTTTTACATCTGGTGTTAACCCTTCATTGTCTAAGTTACGCAATAAGATACCAATCATCATAGGCACTACATCACCAGTAGCAAACCCTTGGATAGGCCAATTCTTCAACTCGGTAGGACTAAATGACAGACCCCCTTTATATTCGTTTGCATACTTATTAAAAATGTAATGTCTACCTGTAGGACTGCTGTGAAAGTAAGTGTATACCGGGCCTGATTTTTCAGGGATATAACTCACTACAGAACTCTTCTCTGCTTTTGCAACTATGTCTTCATGGTATCGTTTAACTCCTTTGTATCGACTGTAGAACGTGTTAATAAATCTCCTAGCAGTTGCTCTATCACAACCACTTTGCGCCATAAGTGTAGTAACTCCTCCTCCGTAAACGAGTAAGAAGCTAAATCGTTTAAAAGGTTTCCGTTCTTTATCAGTTGGATACCTACCATACATCTCCTTATATAACTCTCTGTGCATATCCCTACCGTTATTAATATCATCAATGAGGGTAGTGTCGTTGGCTAAGTAGGCTAATGCTACCATCTCTAGTTGACTGTAGTCAAGTTCTAATATACTGCCATCAGCACCATAACGGCTAATGTATGCCCTCTTAACGTCACCAGCATCAGTCTGGTTTTGTAGGTTTGGATTAGTTGATGATAAGCGTCCTGTCTTAGTTGCACAATGATTAAGGTTTGGATAGATGTTGTTGTCTGGGAATCTTAACGATAGTAGTCCTTCGTAATAGGTTTCTTTAATCTTACTTGCTTCACGAATGGTTAGTAGCGTATCAGCAATCTCATCACCCTTAGTAGCAAGTTGTTTCAGTACACTATCATCTGTTGAATAATAGCCACTCTTACCAATCTCACCAATAGGTGGATACTTACCTACAATCTTACGTACCTTCTCTACATTCTTATACTTATCCTTCCCGTTCTTATATTGACCTACAAGTTCACGCTCTACATACTTCTCCTCACCACCAAAGAAATATAATGATAGTTGTTTAGGGCTAGCTGTATCTAGATCAGGTGCGAATGTCTTCACTGTCTCCTGTGCAACTGTTAAAATTCCTGCATAGTGGTCACGCTGTGACTCTACATATTCCCAATCAACACGCATACCATTACGGTTCATCTCAATGGTTGCACGTAGCGCATCCATCTGTGTGAACATTAGTGGCAATATGTCTTGTGCTTCAGCTTCTGCCCACTGTGATTCAAAGATTTCAGCAGTGTTCTCTACATCTCCCTGCAAGTAGTCAAGTAGTTCTGCCTTTGGAATCTTATCTGTGTCCATACCAGACTTCCAATAGGCTTTAATCTTATCGTCCTTCAATGCATGTTTGCCAATGTACTCTGCTGTAAGTTCATCAAGGCTAGCATACAGTTGTCGTTGACCACTTAGTAGGTAGGCGGCTAGCTGTGTATCCCAGATACGTGGCAGCTTGTTACTAATATCACGATAGATGTACAGTAGGTCAAACTTAACGTTGTGACCAATTACTAAATCAGCAGCATCACATAGGGTAACTAAATATTTTAGGTCGAGTCCTTTCTCATCGTACTTGCTATTGTATAGCCCACCAACAATCTTAGTTCCACTAGCAATGACCTTGTTGCCACGCCACATAGGGTTACCGCTATTGTTACCTACTGGGCATCTAATTGTTGTCTCAAGGTCAATTACTAAATTCATTACGTCCTCCATTTACTAATATATCTTGCCTTTGCTGGTTCAATATCTACTTCAAAACAACCATGTCTATGCGCCTCCAATGTATCTTTACCTCCAAATAGTTTGTTCTTAGGTACATGAATAAATCGTTGTAAATCCATACCCGGTTCATTACTCTTGCCAATAGTGATAATGGCATCAGCTTCACCAATCTTATCTGTCTTACTACCTCGTAGCTGGTTCATCTGAATCCACTTCTCACCCTCTCCTGTACCATCTACCTGTGAAATAGCAATGACGGGACAATATTCTTTTGCCACATCACGTGCCCATTCATATAGTTTACCGATACGTAAGTCTTCTCTAGCTTCATAACTGAATCCATGCACCTTGTCAAGTTGGTCAAAGATGATTAGTCCGGGCTTAAACTCTTTGAACAGCATGTTAATCTTGTTCACTGTCTTAATGCCACTATCATCATCTAGAATTAGAAACCTCTCACCTCCAATAGATTTGAATTTTGTTTCAAACGTAGCAGGATCACCTAACAATTCGCTACTAGTAACTTGATGTGCTGCTTGAATTACACGCATCATAACCTTGTTGCTAGCTTCCTCGTTGTTAATCCAGATAACATGCTCATCAGGCTGTAGTTGTGTAAGCATATGGCTAGCTTCACTTGCAGTGAATGTTGTCTTACCTGTCTCAGGTCGTGCTGCGACAATTACAAAATCACCTTTACGTAATGGGCCTAGGGATATGTTAAGTTCTTTAAGTCTCCAGCTTAATCCTCCACTTGCAACTACACTAGATAGATAGTCTAGTGACGGTTTAACAAACACATCATCCTTCTCTACACTTGCACCAATCTCCTTCTTATACTGGTTTAACATCTCTTCAATAGTTAGCAAGTCACCCTCGTGCCCTATGCCAATTTTCAAACACACATCATAAATCTGTGTAGCATAATCTGTTTCAATTAGTTTAGCTAACAAATCTTTGATGATTGGAGTAGGTTCTGTTAACGCCTTCTCTAAATTATCAAATGCAATTTCATACAGTGCAGGGTCTTTAATCTTCTTACCCTTAACAATGAAAAAGAATGTACGAAACTCTCGTAAGTCTACTGCTACTCGTGTAGGATAGTTGTCCCAATACTCTCCTAATACGTTGAAGATTTCCATTGTAATGGGGGATACATTATGCTTCTTTACATGCTCCTTAAATCGTAGATAATCTACCTTGTTATTAGTAACTGCTAACAAGTCAATATCATAACTCATGTTTATACCTTCCCTCCATACCATTCATTAATAACAAGGGCTAAGGCATCACGCATCTTCTTAAGAGCTTCTATATCCTTCTCCTTGTCAGGATCAAAGATAGCAATCCACTTATGCCCAGGGTCTTTATAGTCCTCAAGATACTGTGTCATTGTCGTGTGACTATTCATCAAGGACTGCACTGCTATTTCGTCAGCAATATCAAGATCAAGTTCTACTTTCATTATAACTCCATTTCTTTTAATATATCCATATCAAGTTCTTTTGGTTGATGGTTAAACGTAGCCATCAAGTTAGGGCAAACTGAACCCAAATCTAAAAACAATTTACGTGCTGCTGTGTGTCCAGCAGTATCATCATCTAACCACAACAAAACTTTATTATGTTTTGATACTAGTAATTTAGCTTCGTCATCCATCTTAGTGCCTAGTAGACACAATGTAGAATAACCTGCCATATGTAGTTTATAACTACTTAATAAATCTTCTACTACTATTAACGGTTTAGTAGTATGCGGTATCTTTATATAACTATATCGTTGTTTACTATAGGTAAGATATTTAGGCGATTTATTGTATCTCCTTACTTGGCAACCTACAATACCTTTTTCATCACTATATATTGGCAATACGATACCATCAACTCCCTCAGTGATTCCATAGCTCTCACACTTTACCTTATTAAACTCATACTGTAGTAACCACATCTGTCCAGCAATGTCGAAACTATCAAAATTACTCTTAGTTGTCAACTCCATGTATGTTGGTAGATGTCCTCTAGATGCAAGTGCTACCTTAGTCTCAGCTTTAATGCGGCTAACTGTCTCCTTTGGTCGATAATATCCGCTATCACCACAATTGTGGCAGTGCCATAGATATGCACCATCAACATTTTTTACATATAGACGGTGCTTAGTGTCTACACCTGATGTGCAGTCTTCGTGATTATACTTAGCTTGTTGCCCTTGGTCAAGTGTTTCAAAGTCAGGTGCATTAATACTAAGTGTAGTCAACGCATCACGTCCATAATACGTAGTCATGTATGCTCCACAATTTTAATACTGGTCATGCCAATAATCTGATGACAGACCTTACATGGCTTAGCCAATAATGGCTTACCTTCTTTACCATACCGTGTTACTAGTATGCGATATGCTTTCTTCCAATCACACTTTAGTAGTGCTGCTACTTCAGCATGTAGGTATACCTTATGCGGCTCACCTACCTCTGCTGCTACACGTGCCTGTAGTGGATGTGTTTTGACGTAGGAGTTTTGTCCAGTAGACAAAAGTCTCCCACGCTTGTCATACACAAATGCACTCACATGATAGTGACACATTACTTGCTAAACACTTTCGTGTAGAGTTCAGTAACACTCTTAGCATCATCAGCAGTAAGCTTCTCAAGATAGCTAACTTGCAATGCATACTGCACATCATAACGCTTCTGCTTACGTGCCCAATTGATTAGAGTACGTGGAGATATAGTAAGACCAATCTTACTTTGTTCGTATGCTGTACGTACAAGGTTAGCAAAGCGCACCATGTTAGTAGCAACATCCTTATCAACACTACTCTTACTAGTAATGATGTCAACCTCATGGCGTTGAGATAGATAGCCAAGACGAATAGTGTTAGTGAATCGGTCAATGGTAGCTGTATTCTGTACACCTACACCACTGAATGCACCAGTGACATCACCTTGCCCTACTGTATTACCAGCAAATACCAGACGAAAGTTCTCATTAGGCACTACTGTACGATCATCACTAGTACCTGGCTTCTCTTTGAGATAGAGATAGCCACCATCTTCCAGCAAGTTCTGCATGCCCATAGCAATCTCAGCAGGCATCAGCTCCCACTCATCAACTAGACACACTGCGCCATACTTAGCTGCTTCAGTGATAGCACCATCTTCCCATACAGTAGCACCACCACGTACCACCAGTGTACCGAATAGGCTAGATGATTCTACATCACCAGACATATTGATACGAATGAATGGGCGACCTAGCTTAGCACATACATACTTAACCAAGGATGATTTACCGCTACCAGTAGGGCCAGTGATTAGAGTCTTATCACCATCTACCATACCCGCTACTAGTAATGCTGCCTCATCTTTCTGCACTACGTAGTCAGGATCAACATCAGGGATTAACCTGTCAATGTCAGGGTTACCTGTCTTATTGAACACAGTGATACCAAAGTCACCAAACACGGGACGATAGTCGAACACCTCACTAAACCATACTTGTCCAGCTTCTAGTGCTGTATGCTTAGGTGTAGCAGGCTCAGCAGCAGGTTTAATCTCTGCCTTAGGTGCTTTGCCCATATGTGCGGCAATGGCTTTTGCAACACGATCATTCAGGTCTGCGCTAGACATGTTAAATACTCCTATCAATGATTGACAAAATTGTTGGTGATAGTTGATCAAGATCATTAACTACCACATTCTTACTATAGAACCTCTTCACGTTGGTGTCATATATCCCAACACCATACACATCAACACCCATAGCTTCAGCAGTATCAATGGTCTGCTTAGTATAGTGGTCAATGTCACCTTTGTGCTCCCTACCGCATGGACTACCATCAGACAGTACAATTAATACTTTACGATGTTCCTTACGATGTGCAAGCTTACTAGTAGCATATGCAATGGCATCACCATCACTATTCTGCCATAGACCACCACTCACTTTCTCGAATCGCTTAACTAGTTCAGGTGTCGCTACCTTCTCACCAAACTCACTGAATAACCAGATAATAGGTTGTTCATCTTCCACTGTGTTAGTAAACCCGTAGATAGAATGCATGATGTTAAGTGGCTTCAATGCTTCCGATAATGCACCAGCACCAGCGCATGCCATATCAAACTTCTTACCACTCATGCTACCACTACAGTCAACTAGTAAACAAACCGCAGTGTCTGTTGTATCACTTACTACACGTTGACGAAACACTCTACTGCTAACAGCATCATCACCACTTACTAGTCGGTGTAGACTACCGTTGTGTAGCTTACCTTTCTTTTTACCATACTCATACCTATCACGACTACGTGTCTGTAACTTAAGACGTAGCTTATTAGCCATAGGTCTAGCGTTACTAGTAATGTAGTTTGCAACAATAGATTTGTTCAAGTATCCAAGGTGCAAACTATCTTGCACTATCTTAGGTATAGCACGATCAAAGTTGCAAATGACATACTCGTTTGCATTAGGTATAGCATATGCACCCCTACCTATAGGCTCAGGATTAAGATGGATACCAGTGCGACTAGGCTTATGCTCATGCCCAATAGTTTTAATTAACTTATCTACGTTAATAATTCTATCTTCTAAGTCATCATCAGTAGTTTTCTCTTCACCATCTTCACCTTTACCCTTACCACCTCCACTTCCAGTAGCATGCACAGGCTTATCTTTATAATCTTCAGGGTCTTGATCATACAAGTCCTTAAGAATACGCTCTGCTAAGTCCATAACACCAGCAGCATCACCTTTCTCACGGATAGATAGAAGTTCTGCATTATATTTGCTAAGCTTAGCTAATCGTTTAGCTGCATCAGCATCTGCATGCTTACCCATCTGTGTCATAGCTTCAGTGCTACTAGTAATCCAATCACGCATTGATGCATCCCACACAAATAGTGGCAGTGTTAGCAGTTGTTGTTGGCGTAATTCCTCATCCTCACTTTCACTATGCATTTTAATATCATTAGCATACAGATACCAGAAGTTAGTGCTAATAACTTTATCACCACTGTATTCCATATCATTACGATAGTCGATACGATGATCTTCAATTAGATTGTTGATAAGGGCTAACAATCCACTGGGTTTCACCTTGTTTAAGAATGCAAAGTCACTATGCACCACATGGCTTGTCTCATGCTTTACAAAGTAACGCATACGTGTTAACCACTCTTCGCTGTTGTTACTAGTAATTGCAGGTAGATAGATGGTTTTACCATCTGTCCTAGGTGTACTCTCTGGTTTATCCCACTCAACACGTACACCACTGTTAACAGCGCATGCTGCTACATAGGTTTCAAATTGTTGAACATCAAGTAGATTCATAATAGTGCCTTTTCTACGTCATCAAAAGTATCTTTCTGCTTTTTAACACGTTTACCCAGTATTGTCAAGCTTTCTGCTGTACGCTCACCATTGACCACAGGAAAAGGCCAATGCTTTAGTTTATCTTCGTTACATCTGGGTACATGTACGTCATAAATATCAGGTTGAATTCCGAATCTATCCACGGTTCTACATCCTCCAGTCCGTTATTAGTAACATACTGTTTAATTAATTCCCGCCTAAATTCTTCCTCATGCTCCTCATCACGCAAAATGATGAC